GTATGGAAATGCGTTTCTTAACTCTGCTGCTTCAGCTTCGTAATCCATAATCTCAAGGCTAGGAGCAACTGCATCAGTGTTGTATCTATCAAAGAACTCATCTTGAGTCCTGCGTCTGGTTACCTTACGTCTTTTTTGTCTAGTGGTTTTTAATGCGGACTTAGTAGTTTTGTCTACACCGCCTACAGCAACTGCGGCTTTAACGTCGCCATCGTAATTTATAGAGTCTCCAATAATTGGAGTAAAACTATATATACCACCAAACCCATTACCAACAGGCTTTTGAAAGAATCTAGGGGCCTGAGCTCGGTACGTCTTATAGTCTTCTAATAGTGGTTGAAAGTAGATTTCTGTATTTTCTGTGCGCAACCCCCACCCAACTTGCTTTGCAAGTTTTACAAGCATTTGCCAATCCGTTAATCCTGGGTGAGCTATTTGTTGGAATATGCGTGGATGAGGTTCCGCAATAGCAACAAGTCCATGTTTATTTGCTATTTCTTCCACAACCATATTTGCTGTTACATTTTTGTATGACAATTGACTTGACTGTTTTAAAGGAAATGAACCTCCAATGCAGTGGACAGTAGCAAAGTCTTTTCCTGGAGTTTTATTTGCTTCAACGTGATGAACGTATCCATAAAAGTCTCTGCTATCTTTTGCTGACCTTAACACAACCTCAACTGGTGTACCAGGTTTAACATTATCAAAAGAGTAAGCCCAGTCTTTAAAAGTCATAGAAATCATTTCATGTTCATAAAACTTTTGATGCAGGGTTAATGAATAAACGTATGTTGGATTTACAGACGCATTAGGAAATCTAATAGATATAAAATTAGACACTAGGTATCCTTAATATTGTCCCATTAGGAATATTTTCATGGTCGTCAATTTGTGGATTGTACTCAGCGATTATCCACCACATTTCAGGACGTCCGTAATAACGATAGGCAAGTTGGTCTAGACGTTCACCAGATAGGTATCTGTGGTTTTGATACGAGGTAAGGCCTAGGTCGTCAAACTCATAGAACACGGTAGGGTTTTCTGATTCACCTGCAACTACTGAAAAAAAGTCAACAGTTGAATACTCATATCGAGAACCTGAAAATATAGACATGTCTACTCCTATACCATTGCCGAACCAGCAAAGCAATCAAAGGCAACAGATACCGTACTTCTAATTGGCACCATGCCTTCAGTAAATGCAGTGTGGTTTATTGATAACGAACTAATCCAACCTACATAAGACAGTGCGCTTTGGTTAGTAGGGTCTAGGGGGTCCCCACCAAATTCAAAAGCAAGAAGAGAAGGTTGTAGGTATCCAATGTCTGCGGTCTTCTTACCTAATAAGTTTTTCCAACCACCAGGTTGGTCTTTGCTTGAGACACCATCTCCGTTAATAGCTTTTAAAAGATACTCAATGTCGTGCATGGTACCAATACGAGCGAGCTCTTCTATTTGTTCTTCCATGCTGGGTGTATTAGAAGCTAAGGGGTGTTTACCGCTATTGTAATAATCTGCAAATTGTTTGTACGCGCTGTTTGGATATATACCCCCAAGAGAACGTATACATGCCATGTCATTTGTTCTGTCTAAGATAACAGTAAAAGAAATACTTTCTTGCCCAGGAAACGCTCCAGACACAGAGGTATAGACGTCAGCCGCAGTTGGAGTCACTTCCATATTTCTGTTAACACTAAGAGAGATTGACTCTGGGTTCCAAAGAAATTGAAACCCATACTTATACATATCCTGGCTAAAAGTTATAGCATTGTCCCCTTTGAAATCTCCGTTTTCAAGTCTTTCTTTTGCTTTATCTGCTTCGCTACTTACTTTTCCAGTGTCGTAATCGTATGTAGATATAATTCCAGCATTATCAAAATACCAAAGCCTTCCTCTTCTAAGACCGTGATTAACGATGCTTTCAGCGTAACCATTAACAGACCCAGGAATTACTACCTGAGGTCTTGTAGGAAGACTCCAGTTATGTGGAGGAAGGTTAAATTTAAATCCGTCAGGTGTAGGTATATTTGGAGTTTTTTTGGTTCCAGATGCGCTGTCGCCGCCCTTACCGCCCTTTTTACTTCCTTGACCAAGAGGTCTATTACCTAAATTATTACCACCAGTTTTTTTCTTTTTGTTTGTCAAATACCAAGCAGCACTACCAGCAAGAGCAGATAAACCAGTTACATTGCCAGGAAGACGTGCAAGTCCTAAAACTCTAGAAGTAGCAAGTGCAGGAACAACCGCGGTTGCAAGCTTTCCAGTACCTTTTGCCGCTTTAGCATTTACAGTAGCCGATTTAACGGTTGGATTTTTTGCAGCTTTAACAGCAGCTTTGCTTGCTTTAGTAGTTGTTTGAACTGCAATTTTTGCAGCACTCACTGCACGTACGCTGCTGGAACGAGCAAGTACTGCGGCGCCTACTCTAATAGCACCTAACGCTAACGGAACAGCTAGTGGAATTGGCATTATGACCCCATCGCTTGTTTAAATAAATCTTTGTCTGACAAAATCTTTTTGAGAGCTTCGGCAATGCCCATAGCACCGCTGCCTCCGTCTACTTTAATTGAAACTCCACCCATACTGTAGTTATTAGTTGTTTGAGCTCCTTGAGCTGCAGCTTGTTGCTGCATCTTTTTTGAGCTATCCCAAAAACTTTCTACGAGCTTAGCTAAAGAAGAGTTTGAAGTTGAGCCAGATAGTAAGCCCCCATCTTTTGGTTCCATGCCAGAAAAACCAGCATAGTCGGAAGCCGATTGATTTTTACTAAACTTATATGGGTTCTGACCAGTCTTACCTGTTACCCAAGCTGAGTTATTAATTGCAGCAAGAATCTCTTCTTTATTAGCTCCGCTTTGTAAAGCTTTAACAATATCTGAGTAACCTCGTGCCCCAGCTTTAGCTCCAGTAAGAGTTTCAATAGTTGCGTGTAGTCCATCATCCCAACTATCGTAAATCTTTACCCCAACACTATTCATAGATTTGTTAGAGTACTTATCATATGTAGTGTTAAGAGGGTTGTACTTAGCAGAGTTTTGGAAGTGTCCGCCTTCAAAGTTCTGCCATATCTTCAAAGCTTCAATAGCATCTTTAGTCATAGGCGCATTTAAATGTAACAACATAGCTTTAGCAAAGTCTTCATTAGAAGACTTATCGCTTAACTCTATGTGTCCCTTTTTTCCTTTTACAGCGCCACCAGCATGTCGGAATGGGTAGTTCTTTAATTCATCGTTAGGAATAATTACGCCATCTGTCTTAGGCATAAATAGTTCTGGACCGCGCTCGCCGACAATATATGGACGCTGTTCTTCTACAGGACCGCCGTCAGCCTTAAATATATTAGAAATAGCAGAGGCAATTGGATTTGGAATTAACGAAGCAAAGAAGCCTCCAAGGCCTCCCTTACCAGCACCGCCAAGAGTTTCAAAGAACCCTTTAGTAGCGCCCAGTGCACTAATTAAACCTGTAAACTTTTCTACTTCAGTAAAGAAACCGCTAATGTATGAAATAATTTGGTCAGCCCTACCTTTAGCATCAGCCATAGCTGGAGCAGTTTGAGATATAAACTCTGCTGCTTGTGCTGTTCTTTGGCTCTGCATCTTGGCAGCAAAAGTTGTAAATCCTAGTTGTTCCATTTTCTTTGCAGCTCTTGAATCAGACATACTCATGCCGCCGCTTTGAGCTTTAAACAAAAGACCGTCTTCTACTTGAGCTCTTAGGTATGGGTCATTTCCAAATAGGTTATCAAGCATAGTTGCAAGAGCATTACCTGGTTGCAAAGATATTTGTACGTCTCGTAGCGTGCTACCACTACCACCGTTCTTACGCTTTTCTCTTTCAAGTTTCATCCACAACTCATCAATAATTTGAGGTAGCGGTTTCATGTTGCCTTGGTCATCACGAATACGAATACCAACTGCTCTTAACATGTTTACGGAACGTCCACGTTGTACAGCGCCCTGTGCTTGCATAGCACCTTCAACTCCAATACCAGGAGTTAGGTTAGACATCTGTGCAGCGCCCATGGCAAGCTGTGCAGCGTTTGCTGAAGAGCCTCCATATAATCCGCTTTGTCGCATTACCTGCAAAGAACGAGCAGCGTCAAACTCATCTTTTACTGTGCCTGACTTGGCCATTCTATTTAATAAATCTCTAGTGTCGTTGTAAGAACTAGCGCCACTACCGCTTACTGCCTGTCCTACACCGTTATATGTTCCGCCTGCTCTTCCATAGGCTCCACCAAGAACAAGTCCGCCACGTGCAGTGTATAACTGCATTCTGAATGCTTCATCAACTGAAGGCATGGCAATACCACCAGCGGTAACCGCTGCGGCTGCAATTGTTCCAGCAGTATTAGCTGGCTGTTGAAATACTGTGTTGCCTCTAGGCTGGTTACCCGCAGGTTGTGCAGTGCCACCACCGCCACCACCCCCACCACCAGATGGTGGAGTAGGTCCGCCAGGAGTTGTATTGTTACCAGTATTAGAGAAGGTAGGTTGTGCCATGACGGTATTAGAACTACCGCCGCCACCCATACCAGAGAAAACATTTTTAGCGCGAGAACCTAAACGAGCAAGCATCTGCTCAGCAGATGAGAGGGTAGGCAAAATTCTGCTCTGAAGCGTACTTGCCATTTGCAGCAAGTTATTATTTGCGCCTCGAGCAGAAGACTCAAACCGTTGCATGTTACTTGCAGCAGCGCCGCTATGGGAGCCGCCTAAGTTTAGGCCTTGCTTAGAATCCATTTACTATCTTGTCCTTTTCGACCGCTCTAACCAGTTCATGCGCTCTCTAGGTGAGAGCCCACGAATTTCTGTAAGTGTCCAACCAACAAAAGTTCTAGTAAGAATCTCGTATTGGTCTAGTAGGCTTTCGTAATCTGCTTCACTAAAGGCGAAACAAATCTAGCAAGCTAAGCGGTAGAAGTACGTCTTCACCGCATGCCTGACAAGCCTTCTTCACCTCCCCTAGGCGTGGGCCTGGGTTACGTTTGATAATCTCATCAACGATTTTTGTTCTATCCGCCATACCTAGTGATAGGGCAGTAGAAGCTCCAGAAGATGGTGAGCCGTTTAGTGAAACAATGCATCCAGATAGTAACAAGGTATTAATTTCTGCTGTTGTTTTATCAATGTTTTCCATCAGCTTGCGCTGTGTAATACCATTTGGTAAAGCAACAACTGCTGTGCCCTTCTTAGTTTCTACTTCAAAGGTGCCCTCTTGAGCACGGTCTTCTAGAGAAACAACAGGCACATCTTTACTTAGTAACAATGAATCTCGCTGTTCCTCACCGCAAGTGCGGCAACGGTAACCGATTTCCATATCGTCACCGAACGTAACTCTTCTAATACCTAAAAGAATTGCGTCCCTATCTCCAGCAAGAAGTGAGTTTAGGTCTTCTTTCTCTACAGTCCTAGACCCAATTTTTGCTAGACCCCTCTGCAATAGCACGTCAAGTGCTTTGCCTGAAGAACCAGCTTTAGCAACCGCTTCTTCATCAGCTCCAGTAAGTTCCCTTACTTCAACTGTTTTGATAACTTCACCGTTAGCTTCTAAAAAGCCGCCTGGCAAAGATACTTCTGACTCTGAAGGGGCCCGCGTCTTAATGACTTGTGCGGGCTCCTCCATCGCCTTTGCTGCGAATTTGTTTACAAGTTCTGCGTCAGTAATAATATCTGGCACGATTTATACTCCTAAAGTTGTTGTTAATTAAGAAATGAGACCTGCTGGGTCTTTGCCATCATCGTCTGTAAAGAACACTGATAGTCCCTCATGAACGAGTGTCATTGACTCAAACAAGATTGCTCCGTCTGCTGCATTAAGGTCTGTATAGTTTAGCGCAGTAATCCAAGCGTTATGAATCTTGAAGCCCATCTTGTAGCGCTGAACGTCTGTAGGACCTGAGTTTGGATGGTCTGCTACAAACACCTTAATGTTTACGCGGAAGCCTTTGCCAGCTTCAACCTTAAGACCTTCACCAGATGCAGCAGCAAAAAGTCCGCGCATCCATGTGATTGCCTGGTCGTTTCCGTCAAGAACTCCACGCTGGAATGTAATTGGTGTAAAGGTAGTCATACCTGGTACCTGGTGTACTGTGGTGTTGTAACCGCCTTCACGGTATTGGATGGCCTGAGTATTAACGCTCAAACCACTGATGTTGCTAAAGCCGCCTGACCAAGTGACGAGTTTGTTATTAAACACGCCGCCTTCTTTAGCTGCCTCAAACTGAGCAAAGAACCGAAACGAACGTAACGGGTCTGTTGCCAAGGTTGAGTGGCGGTTGATTATGCTGCTAGCCATTTGTGGTTATCTCCTTTACGCCACAGTAACGGTGGTTCCACCGTCAAACTGACCGATTTTAATGATGATGAACTCAGCTGGACGCTGTAATGCAACACCGACTTCGATGTTTACATATCCATTATCAATTGA